GTCGAGGATGGGCGGCATGAAAAAGAAGCTAACGAGTGCAAAGACAGCCAACGATCCGGATTCACGCATCAATAAAGCGTTGAGGGCTTGGAATTGTTAGATCTAAATACAGTTTGGTCAGCAATCCTATCCTTAGTGATTGGATTGTTTGCTTATATGATGAATGAAAAGTTCAGGGAACTGACTCGTATCACGATCCTGTTGAACAAAACACGCGAGGAGGTTGCCCGTGATAACGTTACTCAAGCAGAAATTGACCGCATTACAAACCACATTGATCAGCGCTTTAACAAACTTGAAGCAAAGATTGACCAGCTTATTCAAAAAGGATAACTAATCATGGTTGCACCACTTGTTGCCGCTGGCCTTAAATATGGCGCTGGAAAACTTTTAGAAAGCCAAGGTTTACCTTCAGGTCTTGTTAACCCAAAAGGGTTTGTTATTGGTCAAATAAAAAGCGGTATTGATAACGCGCTTGGTGTTAGGCCGGGTACTACCAATATGATTACCGATCCCAAAGGCGCATTAATTGACGCAGGTAAATCTTATCTTAAAGATAAAGCAAAGGAAGCTTTTTTACCAAATAGCGCCCCTGCAGCTCCAGCGGGGGGCGGTAGTCCAGCAGAAATGGGCGAGGAAGAATTAGAAGAAGATATTTCCGCATCAGCTTTCAGACGTGGCGGTAAGGTTAAATCTAAATCTTCATATAAATCAATTTCTAAAATAAGTTCTGCTTCACGTCGTGGCGACGGCATAGCTCAACGTGGTAAGACTAAAGGCCGGATGAGATAATGCCAAGCACTAGCAAAAAGCAACACAATTTCATGGCGGCGGTGGCAAACAACCCAGCGTTTGCTAAGAAAGCAGGCGTCCCACAGTCTGTGGGTAAAGAGTTTAATGAGGCTGATAAAGGCCGTAAATTTTCTAAAGGTGGCGATATGAAAAAGATGAATATGGGTGGATACGCAGACGGCGGTATGACTATGGTCAACAAGGGCGGCAAAATGGTTCCTGACTTTGCTGCTGACGGCAAGGGCAAAATGGCTAAAGGCGGCATGGCTAAAGCAGACATGAAGCAAGACAAAAAAATGATGCAGAAGGCTGTAAACAAACACGAAGGCCGTTTGCATAAAGGCGCAACTATGACTAAGTTGTCTAAAGGTGGCGGCATTGAGACCAAGGGTAAAACCAAGGGCAAGATGATCACTATGAAAAATGGCGGCAAATGCTAAGGAGCAATCATGGCTAAAAAACCTATGAAATTTAAACGCTACGAAGAAGGCGGAAATGTTGAAGAGTCAAAAGCCAAAGAACGTGGTTTAGAGATGTCCAACAAAGAAGCACCTATTGGCTTCTTACAGCGTTTGCGCATGGGCAATATAGACGATCCAAACTCTGAGGCATACAAACGCTTCGGTGCAGGCCGTGGACGCTTGGAAGCTCCTGCAAAGAAGGAAGAACCAGCACCAACACGAGCAATGGAACCAACGCCTGTGGCTAAACCTCCAGCATATCCAAATCCTATTTTTGAAGAAGAAGGTAAAAAACAAGGGATGCGTCAGACAACTGGTGACGCAAGTGTGGCTGAAGATTATGCAAAACGCCCACGTAATCCAGAGGCAGAACAAGAAGCTGATAATCCAAGAAAACCAGCTCCAAAGCCGACCGTTTCCAAGCCGACTACCCTCAAGCCTGCCGCACCAAAACCAACGGCTAAAAATCCAGAAGCAGAACAAGAAGCTGATAACCCAAAAAAGACAACTCCTATTGATGTAACTAAACTTTCCTTGGCTGAACGCAGAAAGTTAAATAGTACTAAATCTAGCCCAACAGATAAACGTTCTGTTAATGAACGCATACGCGAAAAGTTTGGATTTAATAAAGGTGGTTCTGTTAGCTCTGCGTCTAAACGTGCAGATGGTATTGCTACCAAAGGTAAAACACGCGGAAAGATTTGCTAAATCATGATGGCAAGCCGTGGAATGGGGGCAATGTCCCCCTCTAAGATGCCCGGCGGGAAGAAAAAAGCCCGCCGTGACAGCACTGACTTCACGCAATATGCTGAGGGTGGTAAAGTAAAGTCTAAGGTAAATGAATCTGGCAACTACACCAAGCCTGAGCTACGCAAACGGATTTTTAACAGTGTTAAAGCCGCCGCAGTGCAGGGCACTGGTGCAGGTCAGTGGTCAGCCCGTAAAGCTCAGTTAATGGCTAAACGGTACAAAGATGCTGGCGGGGGGTACAAAGATTGAAAGCTCCTCAGAAATCGCTTAAGGATTGGGGCGACCAGAAATGGCGCACTAAATCTGGTAAACCGTCAAGTAAGACGGGGGAGCGGTACTTGCCTGAAGCGGCCATTAAATCTTTATCTCCGCAAGAATATGCGGCCACAACCAAAGCTAAGCGTGCTGGCAAGGCATCTGGTAAACAGTTTGTAGCTCAACCAAAAACGATTGCAAAGAAAACGGCAGGCTTTAGATGACCACAACTGGCTCAACCCTATTCAATATGGACTTCACGGAAATTGCCGAGGAAGCGTGGGAGAGGGCTGGCCGTGAAATGCGTACTGGTTATGACTTGCGTACAGCACGCAGGTCGATGAACTTGATGACTATTGAGTGGCAGTCTAAGGGTATTAACATGTGGACGATGGAGCAGGGTATCATTAACCTGACCCCCGGCTTGGCCACGTACGCGTTACCAACCGACACGATTGATTTGTTAGAGCAGGTGATTCGTACAGGGTCTAACACTGCGTCTACGCAAGCTGACCTGACCATCACACGTATTAGTGTTTCTACTTACGCCACCATCCCAAACAAGTTGCAGCAAGCCCGACCAATTCAAGTTTGGATTCAGAGGCTGTCTGGGGAGGTCAACCCTACAAACTCTACTCTAGCCGCCGCCATTACCGCCACGGACACAACGATCACGCTTAACACGGTGGTTGGGTTAGCCAATGCTGGGTTTATACGCCTAGAAGACGAAGATATTTACTACACATACGTCACAGGGAATACCCTAGGTGGGGTGTACCGTGGCCAGAACAATACTACCGCAGCAGCACATATCACCAGCACGGCGGTGTCTGTGCCTCAACTTCCGGCGGTTACAGTCTGGCCTACACCCGACAACAGCGTGCCGTATCAATTTGTGTACTGGAGACTGCGTCGTGTGCAAGATGCTGGCGCTGGTGTTGAAACAGCCGATATGAACTTCAGGTTCTTACCTTGTTTGGTAGCGGGTTTGGCCTATAACATTGCCGTTAAAGTGCCTGAATTGATGCCACGCATTCCGATGCTAAAACAAATGTATGACGAAACCTTTGAGATTGCAGCCGGTGAAGACCGCGAGAAGGCTGCTGTTAGGTTTGTACCTCGCCAGATGTTTATTGGTGGCTCATAATGGGTAATAGGTTTGCATCCGGCAAGATAGCGATTGCTGAATGTGATCGTTGCGGCCAGCAATACAAGTTAAAAAAGCTGAAGACTGAGATCATTAAGCAGCGCAAGTATGAGTTGTTGGTGTGCCCTGAGTGCTGGGATCCAGATCAGCCGCAGTTGATGTTAGGTACGTTTCCTGTAGATGACCCGCAGGCTTTGCGCAATCCGCGTAAGGATACGACGTATGTAACTTCTGGTGTTAATACCGCAGGTTATGTATCGGGTGGATCACGGGAAATTCAATGGGGCTGGAACCCGGTTGGTGGGTCTAGATTAAACGATAATTTATTAACGCCAAACTACTTGGCATTAGCCGTACAAATTGGTACAGTCACAGTAACTACAGGAGCTTAAAATGGCATTTACTAAATCAGCAGACGGCATTGCTAAAAAAGGCAAGACCGAAGGTAAAAACCTAGGTGACAGCGGCCCCGCTGCTAAGATGATGCACGGCGGTATGGGTAAAGGCAAGGGCAAGACCAACGCAGACATGAAGTCAATGGGCCGTAATTTGGCTAAAATTGCTAATCAAAAGCGAGGTTAATCATGGCTACATTCAGTAAAAAAATGATGGGTAAAGAAGTTGGCGATGCCAAAGTCTACGCAACACCCCACACCATGACCGGCAAAGTTGTTAAAGCTTCCGACAATCCCGGTTCTGGCCCTGATCACAGCGACGCAAATACAGTCAATATGTCTGTTGGCAATATTAATCGCCGTGCTCAGCCAGCAACAAAGACAACTGGTATCAAAGTACGCGGTACTGGCGCAGCCACTAAAGGCTTGATGGCACGAGGCCCGATGGCATGAACTACACCCAGCTTGTCACGCAGGTAAACGATTACTGCGAGAACTCTTTCCCAACTGACAATATGAATGTGTTCATTCGTCAGGCGGAGCAGCGCATCTATAACACCGCGCAGCCATCCAATTTGAGAAAGAACGTGACAGGCACGTTGGCCTCTGGTAACAAGTATTTGAGTGCACCGGAAGACTTTCTTTCAACGTATTCCATTGCTGTTTATCCGTCATCTGGTGGCGACTTTTTATATTTGCTAAACAAAGATGTAAACTTCATCCGTGATGCATATCCAAATCCAGCCACCACTGGTAAAC